TAAAAATATTTATATAATGGATAATGTTTTCTTACTGCCATTATTTTTCATTATCCTAAAGCCCCTTAATTGGGGCTTTTTTTATTTATTTGATTTAGGATGATCCTTTGGTAATAAATCATAATCACCAGTATATTTTTTATTTTCGGGTCGTCCATTCTTTACAAGATATAAAAACGCGTTCACCCTACCTAAAGCCCATTGTTGAGATGATTTTACTTCGGGTGAATGTGATACATTATATGCTCCCACACCTCGTTGATAAACAGATTTCAACATACCTACATTAACACCATATCCTAACTTATCTTTATACCTTTCGTTGAAGTCCTTTACCTTACCTTTAAGGTTGTCTTCAATCTCTTTTGGTACTTCAGCACCTCTTGTTGTTGATGCTTTACCTTTTGCCGTTCCAACACCTTTTGGATTTGGATTTGGGGTATCTGATTTTGGGGCTTTAGGTGATTTTTTAATTCCACCTCTTTCCCCAACTTCAGCATATTCCCCTGTGGCAATTCCCTGTATAATGGCAGATTTCTTAGCATTTCTTCTCTGTCCTTCATTATCGGGGTTATAGGTATAACAAAAACCACTATCCCCCCATTTATATCCAGGTTTCTTTTCTGATTGACAATCTTTAACTGGCATATTCTTTAATTTATTATACTATACAAATTACTTTTGTTGAACCTGATCCTCCTAATTGTGCTGCAGTTCGTGTAAATAATTGATTTGATGTTAAACCTGATGATGAGGTTGGTAGATAATCAATGATAATTGCTAATGTATCTATTGTAATACCATCATTTCTAAAATACATATTTGATGAATTTATACCATCTGTATATGATATAATAGCTTGCCCATTACCATTACTTAAATAACCACCAATATTTACATTTTCACCAATACTATTATCTGCGGCTACAAGTTCAAAAGAAGTGTTACTGGCGGTAATTGTTGTTGTTATATCACTTGCAGCTACGTCATTAATTAATCTAATTGTATTTGGTTCAAGTTGTAAAGCAACACCATTATTTGTTACTTTATCTGTTAAATTCCAAACACCTGAAGCAGTACCACCATCACTACCTCTATCAATTCCAATTGAACCTGAATAATCAGCATCATTGTTATTATTATCAACTTTAACACCAAACCCTAAAGTATCATCTAAAAATATCCATTTATTTCCTGTTTCTGTTGTTATAATATCTGTTGTTGAACCATCACCAGCAGATAAAACAATATTCTGTCCTTCAGTTGTATTACCCTCAGATAAAACACTTGTTAAATCGGATGTAAATCCTGTTGATGTTGCTGATACAAGTAATGCTCCATCTTGGTCTATCACTGCGTTTTTAAAAAAACCATATTGATTTTGTTCCATAATTTCTTTTTTATATTAATTTTATTTTTATTTTACCATCTACCAATCTAATTCTTGAATAGAAGTCATACCTATTTTTACATACTTGTGGATTAACCACAGGATTTGTGTCAACTATTGTTTTAACCGCATTTGTTTTTGAAGTTATTTTTACTTCTTGAAAAAACTCATATATATTCATAATCTAAATTTTATTTAATCCTGTTTTATTATTTCTATTAATCAACAATCCCACCTTTGGAATATGAATATTTCATTAGAATATCCCATACTGAGGCACCAACACTTGGATTCTTACCTACAGTCCAAGTCCCCCATTTATTTTTTCCTTCTGTTCTACAAGTACCACCTGACCCACTTGAAAATTGATCAAAATCATCTAATGAAACTTTAAAATAAGTATATACTGAACCATCTTGGAACTTAACAACCAAATCACCAGTTTCAGTATTATATTTAAATTTCCATACATTTGAACTTTTTATGGATTTATTTCTTGTTCTTGTATTTCCATAAATGGTTTTAAATTCTTCAATATAAGATTGAATTTTATTAATCTTATAATCGTCAGTTAGTTTCTTGTGAAATAACAATTCTTTTATTTCGTTATATATTTCGTCTATATTTTCCATACAATATCTTTTTAATTAACAACCTCTACCATAACAATCATTACATCCCCACCATCTATCACCATAATATGTGGGAGCATTTGGAAATAAATCAGTATAACCCCTTCTTTGAGTATAAACACCACTAAAATAAGATTTGCTATTGTGTGGTAAATTCTCCAATGGATCAGGGTTTTCATATTCAGGAAATAAATTTGAATAATCACATAGAAATGTGTTTAAACGACGTGTATAAAATTCAGCAAGATCCCTAATTGAATTTCTCATATATTTTATTTCATCCAATTCAGCAGGATTTGAAAACTCAGATGATTCTTTTGATATAGCTTTATTCGTTGATTTATAATTTAAGAATGGATATACATTATAAAACGTCCATTGAGCTACCATAGGTTGGATGTAATCCCTTAATAAATCTTCTTCGTTTTGATTTAAGTTATTTAATGCAACACCCTCTTTAAGACGATTATATAATGTTGTCCCAACTGCTGTTTGTAGATTTGTATCTTGTGATAAATAAATGAATGGGACAAGGGTTGAATCATCAACATTGTCTTGAATGACAGTATTCTCTTTTAAAAATACTGTTGATATAAATTTTACTTTTAATGTGCTCATATTAACCTCCTATTATTGTTTGATTATCTGTGGGTTGTGGTTCTCCTAACATTCTTCTTGCTTGAATTGGGTCAATACCATATATCAATTCAAGGATTGCTGCTCCTGAATCTATTGTTGTAAATCCTTGTGCTACCGATTGTTGAATTGATAATATTCCTTGAACCCCACCAACTGAACCTTTTAATTCTGCTTGTGCTTTTTCTTGAACTCCCAAATCTTCTGTTTGACGACCTTGAACGTCTAAATAAGTATTTAAAATTAATTCTTCAGTATAACCAAGTTTTTCAATTACTTCATTAAAAGCATTCTCCAATTGTCTTTGTCTTGTTGAAATATAATAATCTTGAAACTCTTGTAATAAATCTTGTCTTTCAGTTGTTGAACCAAGTTTACCAGGTGTTAGAATAACCAATTGTGGTGGGATTTCGTGTCCCGCAACAATATTTGTTTCAACCATATCCCTTAACATAATGAATCTTTCATCAGAATCATTTAATTGTATCGGTGTTAATAATGGTGCTTGTTCTGAACCCTCCGAATAAGTAATTATAATCTTACCACCATTTGATGTTCCTGCATAATTTCTTTTAAAATCTCTATAAAAATCATCTTGTTCTTCAACTGAAGGGATACCTGTAGCAAAATTTAAAATAAATGAAGGTTGAAATCCTTGTTTAACTTGATTCAAATGGAATTTACTAATTTCATAATCCAATTCAATCCAGTTAATTGATGTTGAATAATTTGATATTGGATATATTTCATCTTGTTGTGGATTTGGTTCAATATAATAAAACAATTGTCTTCCAACTCTAACAGATGGATCAAATTCTCTTATTATTTCTGGTTCATAACCATCCTTTTTATACTTATCCCAATCTTTTGAATATAAGAAATGTGAAAAATTGATATCATCATTTTCAATACCTCTTCTAATTTTATGTAATGGAACATAATTTATATCAAAAGATGAACCCTCATTATTCCAAATCACTTCAAAACAAAAACCATTGAATATTTCAAAATCAACATCACATCTTTTCATCACTTCTTCCAATCTATTCTTATCAACAAAAGCCATTAATGACTCATTTAGGATTGGTTTAAGACCATATCCAGTTGATAAACGAACTTTCTTATTGATTGCTGATTTATGTGTCGTTGAACCATAAAAATTATATAAGTTTAAAAGGTATCTTGGATATAGATTATTGACGCCCCACTCAACAAAATGGTGATTTAAGTTCCATTTATATTCTGGTGCGACAAAAGCTTCATTGAATGTGAATACCTTAAATGTCTTTTTTGGGGATACTCCCTCTATCTGTAATTTATTTTCCATATTCTATTATAAAAATGTATATTCGTCTTTATTGTTTATATATGTGGTTTGTGTTGTCCCCGTACCGATAACATCACATAATCCACTTTCCAATACATCTGTTGTTGTTAAACCACTTATTGTTAATGTATTTCCTGTTGTTTGATAAACAAAATAATCATATTGACCCTCTGACATCGTTGTTCCTGTAAATGACGTTAAATCAATTGGAAAACGATTAAAACGGGCGTTATTTGTTGTTGTGTCTGCTGTTAATGGTAATGATATTAAGGTATTTGAATGATCTTTTTTTGAATAAAATTCAATAATGTATTGTGTCATTGCTGAATAAGGAATGGTCTGTTTTTCAAATAAAGTGAATGGGACTTCCGTAACGACATCTTTTAATATCCTAATCATATTTTTTATTATAAATATATTTTTGTTATTTCTGTTTATGGGTCATTGCCAGTCCAAACTAAATACCTATATTTGTAGAAACAATTAAAAACAGAAACATTATGAAACTCATTAACAAACACACAGGAGAAAAATTAAAATCTAAATTTCACAATGAAGCAAAAACAATTTTGATGACATCATTTATTTCCGCACAAATGATGACAAAAGAAATGCAAGTATTGTTTTGTAATAAACATTGGAAATCTATGTCTATTGAATATCTTGAAACACACAATAATGAAGAATTATTATTTATGACATCATTAAAAATTGCTAGTGAAGCATTTAAATGGAATATGGATTTTGATAATGTTTCTGAACTTGATGAAGTTATTATTAATGAATTGGAATATATTTGTGGAATTTAAATAAAAATCCCCTTACTCCGAATTGAATAAGGGGACTCTATATGAACCTGAAAAGGAAGAAAAGATTATCCGATTGGAATATCAGTTCCTAAAACTGCTGGATCAAGTAAGAACGCTCCGTTTGGTGATCTGAAAGTAAATGTGAATGTAACACCATTCATATCTCCTTGAGCAACACCTACAGATGCCATACCTTCACTAGCTCTACCTGCTGATTCAACACCACAAGCGTAGTATTGTCCTGCATTTGATTTAGCTACCGCGAAGATTGGGGCTCTACCCAATGCAATCATTAAATTTCTTAGGTCAGCGTCTAATTCAATGAACTTAACTGATAATGCTGTTTCATAAAACACAGTTCCATTTTCTCTTGAGAAGTTTCCTGTTTGATTTAAACCAGCATATTCAATATCTTGTTCCATTAAATAGACAGTAACACCACTTGTTACCGCAGTTATAACATTGTTTGCGTCAAGAGCGTAAGCTTGGTCAGCATCATACGTACCAATATATACTTTCTCTAAACCACCGATTGAAGAACAACCCAATGTATAACCATTATCTATAATACAACTCATAATTTATATTTTTTAATTTTGTTTATTATTTTTTATAAATGGGGGACTAACACATCCCCCATTAAATTATTTCATTATAGGGAGAAAAATACCACAAATTCAGGGAATGCTGCCTGAACACCTTGCTTCCACTTAGATCTGAATCTTACTTCATCATAATCAGCTGAATAGAAGATAGAAAAATCTTCAGCATCTGACAATAAGTCAGTTCCAAAATAAAGGTTAGAAGCTGAAGTTAAGAAAAACTTATTAGTGTTATTCAAACCTCTAACTGCAACAACTTTAATGTTAGTTCCAGGAATCATTTGAGAGAAATCTTCTCCTTGATTCTCAGCACCTGTGTAGTGGAACAAGTTAGCGTTTCTCAATGCCAATGCATATTGTCTGTAGAAATCATATCCACAGAATAATGTAAGGTCATTCATACCCAAGATATCAGTTGGAACTACAGATGAAGCACCATCAACGATATCAACAATGTTAGAAGCTGTAATCGCTGTAACATTATCAACGTTACCATCAACAGTAGTACCTGTCCAATTCACATCATTCTCAGCTAAGTAGATGAAACCATCACACAATGCTAAATTTCCTGTTCCATTTTGAGTATCACCTTTCCAAATAAGGTCATCAATTAAAGCATTGATTTTGTCAGCTTTTTCTGATGCGAAGATTTGTTCAAAAGGAATAGTTTCATTATATGAACCTGGTTGCATTAATTTTTGTGTGTAGTATTGCTCAAGAGTATCAAGACAAATTGACTCATTAACTCTTAAAGGACATACACTTAATAATTGTTGTGATAGGATTGTTTCACCATCTTCAGACCAACCACACGCACCTGCCTGAGCAACCAAGTCAGAATTGATGATGTTGATTGTTGCTGAACTTTTAATATCAGGTTGAACTGTGATAAATCTCAATGTTCTACCACCCAATACTGCTTTTTTGATTAACGCCATTTTGTTTTCATCAACATACGCCGTTAAACCTGCTACATTTAAACTCATAATTTAATTTTTTTAATTGTTTATTGTTATTTTTTATTATCTATTTGCAAAGAATTTCAATTTATCTTCTTTTGAGTTCTTTGTTAAATTAATTTTTTGATTGATTGGTTCTGCCGAAGGGGCTTTAGCAAACATATCAACTCTTGATTTTAATGATTCATTCTCATTTTTAACAGATGTTAATTCATTTGTTAATGTGTTGATCTTTTCTAATAGTAATTCTAATGAACTAAATACTTCTTCCATACCAACCTCATCTTCTTTTTTGGTATCAGGGGTTTCAATTTCATTAATCATTCCATCAGCATCAACATAAATAACTCTACCATCAGCCAAATTGTGTTGTCCTTCAGGTGCTTTAACATATTCACCATCTATTTCAACCTCAACTTTATTACCAACAGCTAAATCACCATCAACTCTAACTTTTGTTCCATCAAGTAATGTTGTTTCAGCAAACTCTTGTGTTGAAACTTCATTCATAACTTCTTCAACTTTCATATCCTCTTCGCCAATTGACTCTTCAGATTCTCTCATTCTATCAACAATACCACCAGCTATTGTTAATACCATACCATCTTCCAATGTATATTCACCATCTTCAACTGGTACTTCACCATCTTGGGTAATCTCAGTGATTTTAGATCCAACATCTAATCCATCACTTTCACATCTTAAAATTCTTCCATCCATTGTCTTATAATCCATAAATTTATAATCTTCTTGGGTTGAGAATAATTCTTTAATTCTTGTTAAAATATTCGCTTTATCCATAATAAATTTTACTTTAAATATATTTTATTTATTTGTGTTTAATCCTTTAGTTCTTTCTTAACCTCACTAAAACTAAACACCATATCTTTAATACTCTTTATAAACTTTTTAATCTTTTCAGATATACCTTCACCTTTAACCCATCTTATCTTTTCATCAATTGATGTATATTCAATCCATACAAATAATCCAGTCCAAAATTTGGTGAATAAATAATCAAACCATATATATTTTTTAGTTATTTCATTTATGATAGTTCTGTCAATTAAATAAACCAAAAGGATTACAGATAGATAAATCATTAACTTCATTGTAATACCCTTTCTTGTAATCTTACTTGTAATTAATTCACCTTTCTTTTTAGCGTACCATCTACCAACGAATGTATCAAATATTACCATAATTGTAATAATTAACATAAGTGGTTGAAGTGGGGCAATGAATGCAAGAAATACAATCCAAAAATTATTTAATGCTGTTAGTTTCATAGGTTTAAAATACTTTTAATTTTAATTTCTTTATCCTCATCGGATATATTTGAATTGATGATATCTTCAATTTGACTGAATTTTTTGTTAATCATATCTTCTTCATATTGCTCAATGAATTTACCTTCTAAACTAAACCCACTAAATTCATTTGAAGTTTTGATTTTATCCCAATATTCTTCATTATCAATATAAAATGAACCAACCCAACTACCTTTTGGTAAATCAGGATATAATTCAGATGTTACTCTATCCCCAACAATAAAAGATTCAATAAGATATACATCCTTTACAATCTTTTTTGGATCGTGTTGTTCGTTAACATTATTGATTTTATTCTCCTTGAAGTATTTTTTCATCATCTTTAAGATTGTATCTTCACTGAACTTAACATAATACTTACCAAATATTGGATGATATCTTAAAATAGGTGTTTCAGCAATCATAACTGGGGATGTTACAATCCTTTTTTCATCTGATTGGAATATATGTTTTGACATATTACCCATTGACATATTGTGATGTATCCATTCCATCTTTCTAATTGCCCAATTAATACCTTCATCTCCTCCCCAATAATCCCAAGATATACCACCACATCCTTTATCATAAGGAACATCTTTATTTTGTTGGTGTCTTTTAAATGCTGCCATCCTACCAATTGTATCAACACTAATATTTTCTCTGTTACACAATTGATTTGCTCTTTTTAATCCTACTTGTGTTGCACAATCATTAGGATTTTTTTCTTTATATTTTAATGCTCTACAAGCATTTTCTGAAGCAGCTTTTGGGTAGTCATTATAGGTATCAGTTTGAACTGAAAACATATTCCATACTAAATCAGTTGCTGGTTTATCAACAAATGAAATAGCATCCATACCTGAATACATATCATTTTCTTCAATATCAAGATAAATAACTAATGGTTTATCCATAACATATATATTTAAAATTTAATAATGTTTAATCGTTTAAAAAGTGGTTGTATTTTGAATTCTTTTAACCCTCTGTTGAGATGAGGTTATATCTTGTTCTACAACGTACGCTCTAATCGTTTGTGTTTGTTTATTATCATTATAAACAGGTTGTGGTTTACTTGTATTACCCAATGATACTTGTGGTAAAAGATTATTACCCCCACCTGCCATATTAACCAAGTTTAATAATTCAGGAAATAATCCTGATGAGTTTGAATTGATTACAGTTTCACCTGGTGCTAACATTGATGGAACACTATCCACACTTGATGGTCTACCATTTTGGGGGACAATACCCCCTTTAGCGGCATAAAATTCTGTTGATTCAATTGCTGCTACCTGCATTGCTGCGAATACCCCTGCGACTGTTGCTGCCAATGTTTTAATTACAATTCCACCTGGTGTTCCAGCATAAGTTGATAAAACAGCATTGATACCATCAATAGTTGCTTGAGCAATTGAGAACCTTTTATTTGATTGGAATGATTGTCTCTTTAAAGCTTTTTCTTCTTGAGCTTTTTTATTCTCAGTTTCTTTTAAAACTTTATTATATTCCTCATCAGTAATTTTTTTATTGGCAAGTGCCGCATTATTAGCCTCAATTTCTGCGTTATATATTGAATCAATTTGTTTTAATCTTTCATCTGTTGCTGTCTGTTGTAAGTTTTGAAGTCCCTGTAATAATTGGGATGCTAATTGACTAAACAATTGAACCTTCTCAACTCTATATTGAAATATAGCATCCTGTGTTTTCTTTTCAGCATCCTCAGTTTCTTGTCTAAATTGTTCGTCAGATTCTGCTTCTTTAACCTTAGCTTCCTTATTTAAATTTTCATTTTGTTTATTGATGACTTCGGTGGCTTTTTTCTCCAAATCAATTCTTTTTTGAATATCTTCAGCCCCCATCTTATTTATCTCATCCTGTTTTTCTTTTGTTGTTTTAACCTCATATTGTTTTGTATCTTCATTGTATTTAACGGTTAAATCATATTGTGTCTCAAAAGATTTTACTATTTCAGCAATTTGAAGATCTCTTTCAGCTTTAATAATTCTTTTTCTTTCTTCGTTTTCATTTTTTAATAAACTTGTAATATAAACACTTGCTTGTTTTAATGCTGGTCTATACCCTTTTTCGGTATTGATAAAGAAATCAGCAACCGATTTTTCTGTTTCATCATTTACCCCAATTAAAAGTGCTAATTTTTTATCTTGTAATTTCTTAAATTCACCAAATTCTAAATCATTACCTTGTAATTGGGTTTCAATTCTATCTAATTCAAGTCGTTGTCTTCTATTATATAAACTCTTTAAACTATCTGTAACATTATTATTACCAAATGTGATTTCATTCTGTAATACTTTTTCAGCAACAGTTAAATCATCATACATTTTTTGAGCATCCTTACGTCTTTGGGTGTATAATTGATTAAGTTGTTCTTGTGTTAAATTATTTTGTGCTACAACATACTTCTGATAATTAAATTCCAATGACTTTAATAGGGATGCTTTATCTTTTTCATCCTTAATTTGTTCGTTAATCTTCTTCTTTGTTTCTGTATATCTAAGTGTGATGGCATCTAATGCTACTTCTTTTTCATATTCAATATCATCAACAGCATCTTTTGTTCTTTGATTTCTTAATTTGGATAATTCAATCTCTTTTGTGTTAGCTTCTTCACCTAATGTTTTAATTTCATTATATAATTCATTATACGATTTCTTTAAATCATCATTTGCTTTAACAATTTCTTTTGATTGTTCTACATATTTCTTACCCCCATTGGTTAATTCATCTTCAGATGTTTTTAATACGTCAATTCTTTTGGTATAACTTTGTAATTTAAATTCAGCACCTGACAATTGAGCTTGATATTCTTCCAATGATTTAACAAGTTCGGAGTTATTTCTATAATATTCACCAACTGTTATATTTAATTTTTTGGAAACCCTTTCTGCTTCAATTTGAATGTTCTGAATTTTGGTTTCTAATTCAAGTTTCTTGGTTAAAACTTTATTGAAAGCCTCCTCATTCTTTTGTATTCTTAATTTAACAGTTTGATATTGGATATAATCAGCAACTTCTTTATTTAATATTTTTTGAAATTGAGCTTCATCCGATATATTTTTTAGTGTTGTTCCATATTCAGTATTAATTTCTTTAATTAAATCCTTTCTTTGTTTTGAATTTTCATTTGTTTGTTTCAATTGGTATATCAAACTGACAAATTTTGTTGATTCATCAGATATTGTTTTAATTGATTGTTTTTGTGCTTCAATTGTTGCTAAATAAGCCTTTCTTCTTTTTTCTTCCTCTTTTGTTGATTCACTTGTTTTACTATTAAGAATGGATAATGCTGTAACCAACGCTAATACACCTGTAATAATTAATGCCACAGGGTTTGCCTTCATTGTGGTATTCAATCCCTCTTGAGCTACTGTTGCTCCTTCAGTGGCAACTGTTTCTGCTTCAGTGGCGACAGTTAATATCCCCATTGATTGTGCTGCTGCCATCGCAGAAGCTTTAATTTGGGTCATTGTATCACCAAGACCACCCAATGTTTTGATTGCGTCAGATAATCCTGCAAGTGCTTGTAATTTAACCAATGTCTTTTGTAGATCTTCAGATTCACTTCCAAACAATGCTTGAGCAGATGTGATAGCTTGAAAACCAGCAATTCCAATTGATGCTGTTGAATTTAATGCTGTCCCCAAGTTTTCAACAGATGAACCAGCAGTTGAATTAATTACATCTTGTGTATCCTTGATTTGGTCTCTTAATTTACCTGCCTCAATGGATAATTCTCTAAACCTAGTAGAACCTTCATCAAGATTATTTAATTCATTCTGCATTGCTCTTAATTGAGCCTTTAAGGATGTAGTTTGTTTTACAGTTTGACCCAATTCTTGATTTAATTTATTAACAGAATTGTCTGCCTGTTTTGAATCTACTCTAATATTAATTTGTGCCGTGCTAGCCATATATAATTATTTTTAGTTTACGAATGTGAATGAACCTCCACCACTTGATGGTGATGAACCCCAAGATGATACCACAGTTATATTTGTTGTATTTGTTGTTGCTCCACTTAATACTTCTATTGCGTTTGTTGCTATTATATCTGTAAATTGTGTAAAATTACAAGATGAACTACCTGTTACATTTAAGGTTGCTTGTACCCCTGATGATGATGATTTAATTGTATTTCTATTTCCTGAACCCATACCATAAACAAATAGATTGGATAATGTATTTGTTGTCCCTGTTGGAATAGATAAGTTTGTACCAAGATATGTAATTGTACCAACACTATTAACTGAGTTATGACCTAAATACATATTAGTTCCATTTATTCTACCTGCTCCTGCAAATATTAAATTGTTTAAAACAGTACTTGATGAACCACCTAGAAAAAAATCTGTAAAACGTAAATTACTTGTTAATGATACTGTTGTTGCGTTGACTGATAAAGCATTTATTCTATCCCAAGTCATACCACTTGTATTTAATGTTATAGTTCCGTTAACGGCATTAAATTTTAAAATAGCAGCATTACTAGCAAATGAACCTGATGTATAAGTAACTGTACTAAGATTGTTTGGGCCTAATCCTTGTGTATTTATTGTTACTGTTCCTGAATGTTGAAATGTGAATGGGGTTTGAAATGATTGACAATCTATTGATTGTGCTCCTGAACCAGCAATTCTTATATTTGTTGTACCACCTACAGCATTTGTAGATGAACTAAAATTACCTGTAACAAACATACTATTACCATTTAAAGTTGTTGATACTGTTTGGGAATATGTCGTTGCTGATAAGTTATCAGCTAATGTTTTAGTTGTATTATTGGTTGCTATCGTAAATGCTGGTATTGACCTACCATTAGTTGTAATTGTTGCAGTTGAAATGGATGTTAATGCAGCAGTTCCAGCGAATGTCATACTAGCCCCCAATGTAATATTATTGGTTACAGTCAATGCATTCGTCATTGTTATGGTATTTGTATAAGTTGATAAGTTCAAACTTAAACAAGCGGCAGCAACGTTTATTGTTAATTGACCTGATGTGGCTGTTGATACAACATCATCTGCTGAAGTTGGGACTGCTCCTTCAACCCAAGTACCTACTGTGTTCCAGTTTCCACCACCATTGGCTATTGTTCTTGTTGCCATATCTTATTCCTCTATTTTAGTTGTATAATCTACGATTAAATCAGATTCATCGTAGGTATGTTTATCCAAAAATTCATCAGTTAGTTCATCAACTCGTTTTAACACCAATAAATTTATTTCTTTATCTGATAAATTATTATCTATCATTATCTCCCAATTGATATTATCATATTCAAATAATATGATTTGAGCTTCTTCTAATTTTGTATTAATAATATACTTCATATTTATGATTTTGTAATATAAATAATTAAGTTCACCCTTGTTACTGTGGATGCTGAATCTACATTGAATGCTATAATATCACCAGCAGTTACAGATGTTGTCCACGTTGATAATGTTAAATCCTGATTTTTAACTGCTGAAGATAGGGTTGGTTTTTCTGAACCTGCTATTGTATCAGCAACCGTTGGAGGGAAGTTAGCAAATGTATCTTTCCATACATCAACAACGGTTGAACCTGTTGTATCACCAAATATATTCCATCCTGTAATTGTTCCGTTATAAGGTATTGTAATATATCCTTTAACACCTGTTGTGATTGCTGAACCACCACCATCTATTGTAATTCCAAATGAACCTGCTGTTGCTCCTGTTGAAGCAACACTATCAACATATCCTTTATCAATTATACTTCTATCTGTGTATTGAGATGAATAATCAGCTGCGTATTCAATTACACCACCAGTTACAGTAATTCCTGTTGATACTAAATTAATAATTCTTGAATCAACACCATCATTAGCTTCAATAGATATATCAGTATCATTAAATGCTAATTCTGTATATGATACCCCTGTTGTTGATTGGGATTTTAAATATGAACCATTAAGTGGGTCAAGTGATAAAGTATCTTGTATTGAATTTGTAGTTTGTCCTAATCCATATATTATAACTGAACCATCAGATGAAATATTTTCCATATTAATTGATGATACAACAGTACTTGTAGTATTATCAAAAGATGTTAATAATGTTTGATTTGGGTTTATATTAATTGCGGATGAATTAGAACTAACCCCCTCAAGAGTTGATAATGAAGTTGCTGTTTGACTTATTGATAAACTTCCTAAATTACCTGTTGCAGTATCAGTTGCGTTTGCTTGAATAGTACTTACTGATGAAGTTATAGTAGTGTTATTTGTTCCATCATCTACTGTTATAATGGTATTTATTGGTTGAATATCAATTGATGAATAATCACCACTAGTTCCATCAGTCATTAATAATTGAGATGATGTTTGACCTATTGTTAATTGTCCAAAATCACCTGTTGCTGTATCAGTCGTTACATTTTGAATGCTATCTGCTAGCACGTTTAAATAACTATTTTTAACACCATTATCTGTTAATATCTCGGTATTAGTTGAATTATTATCAATAATAGATGTGTCAGTCCCATCTGTCGTAGTTAAAGTATTACCAAGAATTGTATTTAGAAAATTGGCTGTAGTTCCAGAATTGTCATTAGATATTATTTGATTACCTACTTTATCTAATGTTAATCTATAATATTCACCCGTATCAACTTTTGTTTCACTTAATTCAATCCCAACACCATCAATATATTTAATTACACCTTGATATTTTGATGTATCGTTATATGTGTTAAATTCTACATAATCTATCATTTGTGTTGATGCATATAGATTACCATTATTAGCATCAACATCAAATTTTAATCTATCTAATTGTTGGTCTGATTCTGATATCTCACCTGTTGAAGATTTTGTAATTGTTCTTTTTAATCTATCCCCACCACTATTAACATCTTTTGCAGTATATGATCCACCAGTTGTAAATCCTGTTATTGAGGTATCACTAAAAATTGATAATGGGGAACATCCAATAATATTTGAAACATATAAATCAGTAATACAATTTCCTGAACCACCACTGAATGTTGTATCTGTAAATCCTGTAACAGTTACAGAACCATTTTGTCTATTTAATGTTAAGGTTCCAGAATTATATGTACCACCTGTTACATAATTGTCAGGGTCTATAGGTAAATTTTGATATGTTGTTGCTGATATTGCTCCATTAATAGTTAATCCTGTCATTACATTGATGAAAACATTTAACGATGCTCCTGAATTGGATACAATTGTTAATCTATTTGCGTTATCATAAGTAAATCCTGTTACATAAATGTCACCAGTATTAATATTTGTTAATCCTGATCCATCACCAAATAATGTTGTAGCTGAAAAAGCCCCATTAACAGTTAAACCTGTCATCGTATTAATTGATGTTGATAATGATGAACCATTATTATTTGAAATGGTTAATGTATTAGCATTATCGTAGGTAAATCCTGTGGCAAATATTGATGAGGTATAACCCGAATTTAATATTTGAAGAATACCATTATCAGTTCTAACCCATAAATTTTCATCTGTTGTATTTAGAAATAATTCTCCAACAAATAAATCTGTATTAGTAAATGTTGATAGGGTTGTTCCTGTTGGTATTGTGGGTGTTACCCCTGTTTCTGTTGCTCTTTTTATTAACAACCTTGAATATTCTATTTTATCACTCATTTTGAATATTTTATTATAAATATATTTATTTCCTTATTGTTTTTATGGGGTTGTTACACTACCAAATGGTGATATTGAACCATCTATTATTGGTCTTAATTTAGAATCACCACCAAAATTCCTAACACTATTTTCACCACCATCCAATTTATCTATTAGATTTGTTTTTCCAACGTTCATAACGTCATTTGAACCAGCATCAATTATATATACATAATTTGGAACAATACCATCGTTGTTAATTTTTATTCTATCTAAATAAATTGTGTTATCTTCTGTTGCTGTTAAACCATCACCAATTACAAGGATATTGTTTCCACTTGGCATTGATGAATTATTACCAAGTAAAACACCACTTTTAACATTATTACCAACAAAATTACCCCTACCTTTAATAATAACATCAGGTGAATTTGGGGAATTATTATTTTTCATATTATTGGTTGTCAATACCTCAGATATTGGTGCCCCATTATATGATATTTTAATTTTATCTTTATCAATTCCACCACCTGGTAGTGGGTCAAATGGTGGTCTTGGGAATATTTTATTTGCCCAACATACACCACCCTTATAAGTTCCACCCAATGAAGAACAACACTCAGGTGATACAACTTGACCTGATGCTGATGTATAATATGGTCTTCCTGTTTTTGATTTCTTTCCAACTATATCTGTGGGACAAGCACTATTTGATTTTGGTATTTCAATTCTATCAGGACTAAAGATTTTTAAATCTGTAATTTTGAATAAAACAACTTTTGTTAATCTATCATTTGCTACAGGATTATAATCAACAATTTTATTAACCCTCCAATAAGAATTATCAATTAAAATTATATCCCTAAAATCAAACTGTGAGATATCTTTTGGGGTTAAGTGGAAGTATGCTTCCATCAACCTTGAATTAATGTCTGTAATCTGTCTAAACGTTGGATTATGAAACTTATCCATTAATGTATGGACTGGATATTGGTCTGTTTGATAATATGTCTTATATGGATTGTCAAATGATAAATCATATTGTGGATTAAATGGATCATCCCACATACCACAATATGGATATACATCTAAAGTTGTCCCCAATACATTTGATTGATTTGGGAAATCCTTTAAGATATAAGTATCATATGTTGTTTGTAATCCACCATAAAATAAAATCCTTGTATTGACCTTTCTTGGGGTCATCTGATTATCATTTAAATCAATAAAGAATGGTGCTACCCTATCCCCAATATATAATTGAGCATTTGGTGTAGGGGAAAACCCTAATTTTAATTCATTTGTTTCATTTGAAAAATCATTCTCTACTTCAAATTGTAAATCACCATAGATTCTTTTGATATCACTATAATATTGGTTGTTATAATAATCATCATCTTGAGTATATGTGAAGGTATAAAGTTTTGAATCCAATTCTGACATTGGAATAATCTTTATTTCACTATCATTATCTAATTTATAAGTCCAATCATTTATTTTTGGTTTTGAATTATAGTAATCCTCTCTTGGTTCAATAATAAAATCATTTGGTTTTACTGGATTATCAGCAACAACCAAGTTAAACATCTTAACAATATCCAAAAAGAAATCTTTAATCTTAACCTGACTTGATAAGATTTGATTCATATTGATGTTTGTATTCACACCATTGTCATTATTTGAAGATGGGACAACTTTAAAGGTTGTTGGAATACCATTATAACTTTCTTTTAATAACGCTTGAACCAATATTTGATTATCATCCCCAACCCAATTAACTCCCTCATTATATTCTAATCCAAATTCAATAAATAACCTATCACCCTCTTCTAAAAAGACATTTTGTGCTGTCAATATAAATGGTAATGGATTATCTATATCATAAACAGGTGATATTGCTGGTGGGGTAAATGATGGTTGGAATGTTGCGGGGAATTCTGTTGATTGACTTATAAAACTTGATGAACCATTTGTATTAACTCTCAATAATCTATAGTAATATCTAAATTCACCCCCTTGAAATTCAATTGTGAATGGTGAATCAATATTGATATATTTCATTATCAACTGACCGTTAAAATCAATATCATAATATCCTGAATATTGACAGGTATAAACTGAATATGGATCAACTTGTGTTATGTTATTGTCCCAACTACCAAGTAAATCTTGGAAGTCATCATCACCTACTGTACCTGACTCCCTATCAAGACCAATAAAATATGTAAAATTTGAATTCTTATACCACCCATACCCGTGTTTCATCAATGGGGATATGTTTCTATACCCTGTTGGATAATCAGCAACTATGGGGAAATAAGACCATTGATTTGATAACGCTGGTGTTGATTCATCATTTGAACCATTAACCCCAACTATTGTCGTTTGTTTATTTATTGCATCAGCATCCTTTTCAATCTTATCGTTTACATAAGGTAGAATTAACTTCTTGAAATAATCACTATTAAAGAAATTGGATGTATAGGTAAAACCAGCAGAATCAAATATCTTATCAATAACAGTTTTAACATATACAGATGGGAATAAATCATATGTGTATAATCTATCATATACATCAGTTGAATTACCATTGATGATATAAGGATAAACATAACCAGTACCAGGTTCACCATATTGTGTATCAACTCCCTGATTTTTAATATTATAAGTCCAAGAGTTTTGAATATTCTGTTGGGAACGTATGTGATTATATTCTGATAAATCTAAATTCCTTAATGTTAAATCCCCGAAATCAGTTAAAACACTTTTTAATTGACCTGTGATTACAATTTCATATTCAACTAATTTATTATCAATAAGGATATCAATAAGTTGTAAATCACCTGTTATAATTTGATTGTCCCCAACTCTTAATTCACAATAAATCTTTTTAACAGGGTTGAAGAATGCCGCATCAATATTGACATCAAATATCCTTCTAAAAAATGTATTGTTGTTTGGTGTTCCAGGTATTTTAATTGTTTTTGAATATGATGAATTTCTTTTGGTTATATCTAATATATCATCAATTTGAAAGTTTAATGATATATCAGCGTCATCATAGGTATCCAAGATTGTTTGTGCTGCAATAATTTGGAGTGTATTCATAGATTTTTATTATAAATATTTATTTTTGATGATTGTTTTTAAACAAAAATCCCCCATATTTCAGGGGGACATATTCATATACATATAAATTCACATATTAGAATCTAAATTCGTTGAATGAAACCACACAATTTAATGTGTATTGGAATAAATCTTCGTTAATGTTCTTATATATTTCTAAATTCGTTTCTTGTAATTGAACTGGATATAATTTATTGTCAGGTGTTTGTATATATACCGATGGAGATTGAATTAGATCTTTAATTAATTCACGTTCAAATTCATATAACCACCCTGAATTTAGGGTTATCACTTCTTTTGATTTGGAATAAAAATCTTTTGTTCCTCTATCCCACTGATTATATTGGAATGCTCCTGAAGAAAATCTACCTTCAGTTTGATAATAGTTAGCTTTTAAAGTATCAATTGATTCTCTACTGACATATTTGAATGGATATGTGATAAATGACCCATAAGAATCCTTCCACATTATATGATATAATTCATACATAGAACAATCATTATTTAATTCAAATTCAATTATCTCCGATTGTTGGAAATATGTCGTACCTGATAAATCAACAGCAAATACTTCATATGAATTAACACTCCCCGAATAACCTGAGAATGAACCACCAGATATTTCAATCTTTGGTGATTGTGATATTTGTTCTAATCCAATTGGGGAATAATAATCTGTTGACCCTGATGGTTTTTCAATTACAACTTCTCCAATGGTGGTATTTGATGAGTTTTTAAATACATATGCCATCCCATCAACAAATGACCCCGTTCCTTTACAATGTGTTAATAAGAATCCAATTGATGAATTTTCAATTCTATAATTTTTATTGGTTGTTAAAATAGTTGATAGATTATTTGTTTGACCCGATTGTAAAACATAATCATTAAAATATGATGTTGTAAATAAAGGTCTATCAATATGTGCATTGTATGTTCTTTTATCTCTTATTATTTCTTTTACAGGTATTTCAGTCAATCTACCATCAGCATATCTAATAACCCCTGAGATTGGAACTGATGAGGTGGCAAATGGAATATCAGTTAGAATACATAACCCCAATGTTGGGTCAACATATATATCCGTTATTGTCCCCACTGTATTATATGATGGTCTTGGTGTTCCATATATTGAACCTGGTTCTGTTGGTGATGATCCTTGCCAATCTTTATCAATTACAATATTATAAGTTCCAGCACTTAAGATTGTTGTCTGTCCGTTATAATAGGGGTGTGTTGATTGTCCCACCACTGTAATGGTTTGTCCTGATAAGAATGAATGTTGTGTTGAACCTGTAAATCCAACATAACCATTAACAAAATAATTATCATCGTAATTCCACGTTGATAAATCTTGTTCTATAATAACCTCATCCCCAACTTCAAATAATACCCCTGTTGTTGTGGTAATACCTGTATTGTTAAATCCTACTGTACCACCACTAAAAAAGTTATCAACAAATTCTACTTGATAAATTATTTCCTCACCTGCATAGATACTATATTCAAACATTGTATCCCCACCATTATAAGATAGACCATAATTGGTTGTGTTTGCTGATAAATTCTGTGATACAAAATCTTTTAATGTATTTGATAAATCAACATTTCCATAACCAGTTAGATTGGGGTCAATTTTATATTTAATCACAACCCCTATTTCAAATGTATATGAATTAATTGGGATTGATGGTTCAAGAGTTATTACAAATTCTGTTGAAGATGGTACTCTAATTACATCATAATATCCATTTATAGTGGGTGTGTTTGGATTATATAATAATACCTTATCCCCAATATTAAAATTATGATTTAATGTCGTTGTAAATCTTGTATATACACTTCCATTTATGGGGTATGATACCGCTGTTGATCCTGATAATGACGTATTAACATTCCAAGATAAATTGATTAAATATTTAAATTGGTCGTAATCATTATATTCATCAGAAAAAACCTGAATTGGAACTGCTGAATATGCTGCAGTAAAATCATTTGGTTGTAATGTTATAGTATATGGCATAGTTTATATATATTTATAGTTTTCATTTATCATCTTAATTAGATTATCAACCCCATCTTGTTCGTATTTCCTCTGTAAGGTTTTTGATGTTGTTATTTCCTTAACTGTTTTCTGTATCACATTGGTGGGTTTAATTCCAAACTTGAATATGTTTCTTGCTATTGGAAATACTGCTGATTGTGGAATACCCTTTATTGATGCCCATTGTGATATTGCTCTTATTGGGGGATATTTACCAGGTCTTCTACCCTTATCAACATATTTTAAATAATCATTTGCTATAATCTGTATTTCAGTGAAGTCATTAATCAATCTATAATCCAATGAATTTAATAACGCACCTGATGCTACCTTAGCAAAAGGTTTATTTGATAATAAGAATCTACCAAGAATCTTGACATAATCCCTACCAAATTCCTTCATATTCTTTTCTGATATGATTGGTTGTGGTTTTGCCATTATCCTACTTTATTTATCGTTATTATATTTCCTGGTATTGATGGGACATTCCCTGAAATAGGTTGTGATACTATACTAACTGCATTACTTTGATTACTATTTATCTCCCACTTTATTTCAACATATTCATTTGGTGTTGTTGTTTCAAAAAACCAATTCCAAGATGGAACTTGATATACTGAATTTGATGGGAAACCAACCTGTGTGGCACTATTTGGAACATCATTACCATTTTGGGACAACCATATGTGTGTATGTGTGGCACTATTACCTGTGTTCTTTACCATTTGACTACTGAATTGTATATTATATACACCAGGATTATCAACTACAAATCTTGTTCCCCCACTTAAACTAATACCATTATTCCAACTATCTTCTGTGTCGGCACTCATCGTTAATACAACACCACTATTTCCTGTTTGATTTCCACTAAATGAAAATGAACCATAATAATTTGTATTACCTGTAATCCCCGATAATTCTGTTTGTATGTCTTGTATTACCTCACAGTTAGAAAGTGTATCACAAGTTAGATATCGTGTTGTGGGATTGATTGGGGTTAGATTGGTTTGAACTATCTCCCCTGTTGGTAATATACAATTTGAATGTTTAACTCTTAATGTAAACTCCCCAATCCAACCATTAACTGAATCTTGTGTTTCATCAATACCAGGATAACATCTAACCACATCAACCAATGATAAACCATAATTTCCAAAACTAACTTGAACTTCGGTTACAAAATCTTGAAGGGTTTGTAATGTATCAGATAATATCTCTTGAACGTTATTTGAATTAACCCCATTGATATCTAAGTAATTTTCTTGATTATTTGTTTTATCCATAAATAAAACCACAAATGATAAATCAGGGATTGCTGTTTTATTTTGGGGGTTGATTACAGAATCTTGTGTGGTTGTAACCCACATATATGGAAACTCCATTTGTCTTGATGTCCCAATGTCAGATGTGGCACCATATCCAAAATCATTTATAAAATAATGTCTATCAGCGAAGTCCTTGAATAAGGCTATAATCTGATTTAATGAAATAATGTTTACACTCATACTAATTTATTTTTTTGTTGTGATTCTGTTACCTTGTCCCTATTGTAGAAGTAACTCATCCAATTTAAACAAGATATATAGTTCTTTTTAAATATCTTGTCATCTGTTGTATTTAATTCTTTTAAAAGGGTGTGAACCATCTGTAACCACATATATCGTTTATCTAATTCAACCTTGTCTTTTAAATCAAATTTGCTTTGTTTCTTTTTTCTATTTAATTGTTTTCCGAATATTCCCTCATATTGTTTTCTAATAAAGTCGCGCCACCTAAAAAAAAAACGAATACCCCATATACTTGGGATACAGGTAATAATTTAAATATTGATTCTCTATTCATAAATGTCCCCTTGAATGACTCCAATTTTCCATTCTCTTTTTTCTTTCTTAGAAATATACATAATAACTTTGCCATTGATCCAAATATATTTCCATTTGATGATTCAATAAGGGTTTCAATTGATATGATTTCCCCCATTGTTAATTGACTAAAATCATCCTTCATAAAATATGTCTCACCCTCAATTTCAACTGAATCAGAATATTTTGAATCAATATCTGTATTGGTGAAATTAACAATGTTAATAAGATTGATAAAATCATCGTAGTTCAACATCATCAGCGTTTCTTCATCCACACCAATAAAAATATTTAATGTCTTTACCCCAAGTTCAATGGGGGTTAATTCTTCCCTGTTAAATGAAAATAGTTCACAGAATTGTTCCACAGTTACCTCATCCCAAGATTCAGGTATGTTAAATTCTTTAACCTCATCATCAATTGTTAAATTTAGATTCACCATAAGTTTTTTTTAATAAATATATTATTTGATTGATTGTTTTTATACCATTCTAAAGACAGGTTTTCTTGATCCTTCCTTACGTGCCCCAAGTTTCATCATTGCCACATATCTTAATGCATCAAGTCCGTGATTATATGCATCAATGGGGGTGTTGTCATATCCACCATCTTTATTCTTCTTCCACATATATTTTGATAATTCATTCAATAGGTTATTACTTCGTTTGGTAATTGACATTGTTTGTTGTTGAAGTATTTGTATTCCATAGTTGATACTATCCCTACCTTTTTCAACTGGTTTAATTTGATGACCCATTCTTTTTAATTCAGCAATTGATTTGGGTTCAGCACTATCAGCAAATATCTCCCCACTGATTTTATTTTGTTTCATCATATTTGATAATTCAGAATTTAATAATCCTGTTTGGTATATCAATTCATCCACAATTAATTCATCATTGTATTTGTATATTCCAATAAGTGCTGCTGGGTCTGTTGAATAACCAAAATCCAATCCATATCCCAATAGTTTTGCTTCATCGGGGATTGTATCAATAATTTTATAATCTTGATATATTGTTCCTTCAACTGAACCTATCTCCCCATCCAAATAAACTTTAACCCAATTGTCCCAATAGGTTGATGTACTTGCTTTATCCCTATATGATTCAAGTTGTTTTACAATCTCAATTGATAATGCTTCATTGTCCTTATATGTCAATGTTAGAAATTCAACATTATCATCATTTGATAGTTCATTATTAACCCAAAACTTATTTGATGGGTTATAATCCAAATATATATCCCCTGTTGTTCTGATTGCTAATTGTAGATATGCTTCGTAATCAATTCCATTTGCTTCATTGACATATAATATATCCCTTCTTGCTCCACGTAATTTACCATCATTGTCAGCACCAAAAAATTCAATGTAAGATCCATTGGTGAATGTGTAGATTGAATTTGATATATTCCAATTGGGGGATATGAATCTATTTGTCCCCTTCATTATTTTTAAGAAGTCACGAATTGCTCCCCTCTTTAAATGGGGGATATTTTCTGATACAACTGATATTGATAGATTGGGGGTCTTGATTGCCTTGTCAATAAGAATCATAAGGATGGCAATTGTCTTTCCAGCAGATGAACCACCAGGAATTACCTTAATCCTTTTCTTCATCCCCCTTATCTTTCTTATTGCTGTGGTATATCTAAAATTATTCTTCTGGTTCATCAGGAAATAATGGTTGCTCTGATATGGTTATATCTTGTCTTAATGGAGCATCAAACCCACTCATTTTGTTTATTATCTCAATTGCTTTCATCGCAACTGAATCTCTAACTCCCTTATTACTTTTTAATATGTCTTTTAGGTCATTTAAGAGTTCTTCTTTTGTTATTTGATAGTATTGTTGGGTTTCTTTTTTAAGTTCGTCTAATCGTTCCTTTATCTTATCATTACCCATCAACCTACTTGCATTACTTTCTGCTTGTTTATCAGGAACACCATAAACTTTTTTATAAGCGGCTGTGGCGTTAAAACCATTCACCATATATTCCTGACAAAATGTCTCGTGTTTATCTGATAGTTTCATAATTATGATTTTTTAGGTCTCCCTGCTTTATTTTTACAAGATTGACAACCCACTTTAGGTTTAACCTCTTCTGTTGGTGGTGACAATTGAATATTGTGATTATTTTGACTTAACTCAGTTACATACCAATTATATAATCTTTTTTGTGCCATTTTAATTTGGGCAGCACAGAAAGAACATATTGATATTTTTTCACCGATGTATAACTCAAACATTCGTTCCATTGATCTAACATCAGATTTCATTGTTTTTCTTAGGTTGATTAATCTTTCAATCTCTAATTTGTCTTTTTCTTCCATATTATTTTTTATTATAAATATGTTTAATGGTTTTTTGTTTTTTTTTTAAATAAAAAATCCCCCACAAATGGCAGTATGTGAGGGATTAAACCATAAACTAACAAACAAAACTATTTATTCATATTCTACTATTATTTTATCTTCAAGTTCAATAATCTCTATTATTGTATAATTATTATCACCATTATCTAATCTAATAAAATAATTAACATCCATCATAAATGTTTCTAATGTGGAGTAATCATAATCTAATTCAATTGTTTTCATCTTATCATTTGTATTTCTTTTTTATGAATTGTTTCTTTTGTATAAATTTCCAATTCTGTTTTTAAACTATTCTCAATTTTTAATTTATCCCATCTTTTGGTTGCTTTATTTTTCCACCAATTAATCATATAATCTAAATTAAATTTATCATAATTTTCTCCTTTAACCAATTCTACATTATCACCATATTTTATTTTATCCATTCCATTATCATAACCGTAATTTGAATAATAAAATCTTTTTTTGGTTTTTGCTTTCATTTTCTCTTTAATGAACTGATTAAATTGATTATATAGTTCAATATCATTTTCTTTTAATTTATTTTTAATTATTGATATCATCTTATTAAATTCCCTCATTTTTGGGCCTGAACCTTTTGGATTAACCAATCTACCTTCCCATTCAGTTTTACCATAAAACTCTCTTAATCGTTTTAAAATTGGTGTGTAAACCTCATCCGTTGGTAGTAATAAATTTTCACTTTCAGTTAATCCTTGATATCTTATAAATGGTTTCATTCCATCATACATACTTGTTCCTTTTATATCACCATATAATGATGTTGTTTCCCAATGAAGTATTTCACATTTTTGATTATATTTTTCATTAAAGATATTTCTGACTTCGTGTGATGTTGATACCAATGCTATCAATTTACCACCAAGATAATTATATCCAAATGGTTGAACTGGTATTATTTGACATCCATTAACCATATGTTTATTAACTTGTGTTGAATTTGGTGTATAATCAAAATATTCACTTCTTGGTTTGATTGAAATAACTGGTGATGCTATTCTTGTAAATCCTAAATAAGTTCCTGTATTATTTTCTTTTACCCCAATATTCAATTGTCTTCCTATTTGACTTTCAACAGGCATTGATGCTATTGATTGAACTATGGTATTAAAAAAGTTTGAATCTAATACTTCAAATGTTATATCCATATCCATTGGTGACATTGTTGGATCATTAAATAAAAGTCCGTTATATCTGGTTAAATCTAATTTTTTAACTTTTTCTTTTTTCTTTTCATAGAAATAATCTTGTATGGTATCTAATTTATTATAAAATTGAATTAAATTATTAACCATCAAAATTACTTCATTGTAATTTATTTCTTCTTCCATTGGTTATTTAATTAAAGTTTATTTATTCTTTAGATACTCATCTATTTTTTCTAATCTTTCTCCAAGTTCTTTTGAATATCCATATGATACAAAATCATTTAATACATTGGTGATTGATACCATTTCTTTTAATTCAACACAATATCTACAAGATTGTACCCATTCTACAACCAGTTTCATATTTGATTGAGTTGAGATTTGTCTACTTGTAGATTGTTCTACTTTTCTTTTTTCTGTTTCTGTTGGGATTTGTGCCATTTTTTTCTGTTTTTAAAGGTTAATATATATAAATTTAATAATTTTTATTCAATTTATCCAATTCTATTTTTATTTTTTTCTTCATTTTTTTAACTGTATGAAATGCTAAACAGTGATCTATCCCCCAATCTGTTTCAATCTGTCTATAGGTTTTATTATTAACAAAATATTCATCCCATATTGTTGCTTGAAACCAATCTTTCTTTATACCCTTATATATCTTATTTAACGTATCCAATTTCTCTTCAAATATAATCTTATCATTTATATCACTATCATCGTCCATAAGGGTTATTTCGTCCATAAATTCATAATCTTTAACTCTTACATTCTTATGAAAACTTGATGTATTTGAATGAACTTGATTCTTTACTGTATTTATGAAATAATATTTAAAATATCCCTGTCTATATACCTCATCAATCTTTTCTTTATTTTCCAAAAACGATATTGCTATTTCTGATATCAGTTCTGGTTTTAAATCATATCGTGGGGATATTATATTATTTATTATTTCATCATATATTGAATTGGGGGTTGCTATTTCTATTAGTAATCTATTTACCATTCTAATCATTAGTTTGATTTATATGATTTGAAATGGTTTTAAATAAATCATTGAAGTTTTCATTTACCATATCAATATCAAATTCATCAGAATTACCCTCCATTTTTAATTCAACAATGAATATATGTCTAAACAAATAATTCATTCTGTCATATAGAGTTTTACATTCCTCGTATCGTTCAAGTTTAATTAGTTTTTCTATTCCTATGATAACTCTTGCGAATATCAATCCGTAATCACTTATAATTGAATTAACAATCTTATCCATTCTTTCTGTCTCCAGTTCAAAAAACTTATTTAAATTTAGGATCGTTAATACACTTGATTCAAATTCATCAATTTGATGTGTTATTAAATTGAAGATTACTTTTCCTTCATCTTCAAAATGGTCTGCTATTCTACACATTGTACGTATGGTATTGTTGTTTTGCTTGTTTATAAGCCTCTTCTGCCTCTGTTTCTGAATCAAACCTTCCTAAGAAGATTTTCTTATTGTTAAAATTGATTTGTGCTTGCCACATATTATAAATCTTGTTGAAGTAATATCCCTTCGCATTTCTATTAAAATTGTTTTCTTGTGGGGTTACTTCTCTTAAATTCTCAATTCTATTATCCAATCTATCTCTATTGATATGGTCTAACATATTTGCCATCTTTCCATAGGTATAATACCACGCAAATTGATGATGTGTCAATTGGTTTATTTTTGAATTGGTAATTGTTTTATATCCATTGGTAGCAATGAATGTAATTTCTTTTCCGTGTCTGTTGAAGACCTTTCCTGTTTCAGAATCATACGTATAACCTTGTTTGATTGCTGTTTGTAATTTTTCTAATCTTTCCATTATTTTATCTGTTTTGTTAAGTTATTGGGTTACCCCTATACTAATAAATATCAGGTAGTTTTGAAAAAGTCATAAATTGATAAAAAAAATCCCAACATTTTTTTAAGACATTGGGATTTTAACCTAACAAAACAGATTACTATGTATTTTATAGTATAATAATAATTTATTTATTTGAATTTATCCACATTATCTCTGATATACTTATATAATTTTTTTCTTTCCGTATCAATATTCCACAATGGACATCCTAATTCATCTTGAATTTCTTTTAATAATTTACTCTCCAATTTCATTTTAATAATTTCATACCATAAATAATTAACTTTTAAGAGATGATCTAATACATTCTTGAAGAATTCTTCATTCTCATCATCATAATCTGTTTGGCATATATCTAATGTACCTAAATCTTCATAATTACGATTAATCTTCAATGCTGATTTCTTTGGGTTAATGTTTATATAAACTTCATTCTTACATAAAATGAATATATATCCTTTTATTTCTTCAAATACGTTGGATATTCTATTCTCACTAATCATTCTAATAATTTTAATGAATGCTTCGTTGATGATTGTATTCTTAATATGTTTATCAATTATTCTATTGAAACCTGGAACTCTATTTAAATTGAATTTAATTATTTTTAATAATTTCTCATTACCAATATCTATTTGAGTTGAATAATCTATTTCTTCTAATCTTTTATTTTTAATCTCTTCAAGATTTGAAATGCTATTATCATTTTTATTGCCGTTGATGTGATTAATTTTATAAACAATTGTTTTATACTTCAAATACCAAATAAGGTAGTGTGCTCTAATTGAAACAAATTTACCATCAATTTTGGTTGAAACTACTTGGTATCCATAATTATCAATTGACCTTGATAATTTATTTCTTGATGTAAAAACTTCACCTGTTTCAATATTTGCTGTATACCCAACATCTAATAAAATTTTTATTTTTAA